TTGTGCGCCAATTTATCTTATCAGCTGCAAGCTTAGTCCAGTTCGGGCTAGCATCACTCTTCCATTGAATGTTTACTGTAGGGGTAGCAACTACTTGACCATTTGTAGTTCCGCTTTTACGGCTAAAACTAACCTTTTGATGAGAGTTATCGTTTGTAAGGTCCCCAACTTTAACGTTAGTATCTGTAGTGCCTTTGCTTACAGTTACGTTAATAGTTAGTCCGTTAGCTAATCCGTTACCCTCATTAGTCCCTGAATTAGGAGATACTAGTTTTCCTTTAGTAGAAAGACCATTATCTAAGGCAGATTTCCACGTAGTAAAGTTATTAATACTGCTGGCGTAGACATCAATAACATAGTAGACATAGTACTTAGTATTTGTCTTATGAGGATTAGCCGTAATTAAAGGAGTGTCTTCTAAATACAAGACTCTTAGTGCGGACTCTTCTGACTGAAAACGACGAACGTCTGCGTAGTAATACGTAGCCATTAAAGAGCACTTCCAATCTTCTTAAGAACATCGCTGTCTGTAAGTTTTTTACCAATAAGTTTTACCATACGGTCAGCTTCTGCTACAGTTCCTTGAGCAATATTAACTTTCATTTGAAGATTAATAACTACATTGCTAGAGTTAGAACCGCCAGCGCTTACTGACCCAACGTTCATTGTTTGAACAGGTCCACCAAGATCTTCGTTAAATCCCGCAGTAGTTAAAGAGGTGCTAAGTCCTGGACTTGACAATTGAGAAATTGTTTTTCCAGATTTATTTTTTGATTTAGAAGCAAGCTTCTTAGCATGCCACATAGAATCAGAAGAAATTGCTTTAGGTCCAGCCGATGCACCTGCAGAGGCACCACCACCAAAAGGTGATGATGGTGCGCCACTTAGATATGGTGCAGGGTCTACTTTAACACCATTTTCATTTAAAATTTCAAAGTGAAGGTGAGGTCCTAAAGAGTTACCTGCACCTACTGAGCCAGCTTTACCGCCAGACTTTGCAACAGTTTGCCCTGGCTTTACTCTTTGTCCTCTAGAAACATTAGTTCCAGAAAGGTGACCGTAACGAGAAGCTGTTCCGTCATCATGCTTTATTTCAATCCAACGTCCGTAACCTTCAGCGTCATTACCCAATACGGTGACAACACCGTCTGTAACAGCCGTTAAGTTTGTTCCTACAGGAGTACCAAAGTCAATACCTTTGTGGTTTGAAGATATCTGAGGATTCTTAGAGTTATCTCTTGGACCAAAAGGAGAAGTGATTGGGGTTGCTTTTGGTACAGGATACAAGAATGATGACGATCCACTACCACCAGCAGAACCAGTGTTGCCATGATCATTTGGTCCACCAGAACCAAAGTATCCTCCAAGACCTCCTGCAATAGTTCCAACTACTGCGCCAATACCTGTACCAATTACTGGAACTACTGAGCCAATACCAGCACCAATTGCAGCACCAGTACCCATACCTGCAAGCGTACTTCCAACACGAGTTGTGGTATTAGATGCGCCTAATTTATTTCCTAGCGCTTTTCCACCCTTACCAACACCATAGCCAGCTAAACCTGCACCTAAACCAACACCAGCAGTGGCAACACCTGTTGCTAATCCGCCAGCTAATCCCGCACCTTTACCTAACAAACCTGCAACACCTCCACCACCAAGAAGTTTGCTTACTAGCGCAAACTGTATTAATGTGGATGCAAGACCTGCCAATGCTCCAGTAAACTGAGCAATGGCTCCACCCATATTTCCTGCATTAGGTAGGGTTTGTAAAATTCCTTTAAGAGTCATAAGCCCGTCATTAACTGGGCCTAGAAGATTTGCCATAGTACTGTATGCGTCATTAAGAGAAGCAGTAGTACGGAGAGCTACGTTGTATCCGCCAACTAGCCCTTGTTCTGTTGATTCAAGCTTTCTATTTTCACTAGCATTAAATCTAAAGTTAGAACGGATAGGTGAGCTCTTATCTACACCCATAACGTCAAGCATTGAATTTGGATCTTTGCTGCCCATAGCAGCGGTAAACTTCTTATCACTACCAGCACTTGCACGAGCAATAATTCCAGATTGAATCATCTGCATTAACTGAGCATCGCCACCAGTAATTTGTTGAATGGTTGCGTAGCCCTTACTGCCAGGGTTTAATACAAGAGCAGCTTGCTGCTTAGTAATCTTTTGTCCACGATATAAGAAAGAGTAAACATCGTTAATAATTTGATTAGGTGGCTTTAAGTTACCTTGACGGTCACGAATTTGAACACCAGCTCGTAAAAAGCTCATGCCATTCATAGAAGCCATGCTTGCAGCTGCTTGTTCGTTACTCATTCCGGACATAGCACTCATGCCAGAAAGCTGCCCCATAATATTTCTAGAGCTTAATGAGCTAGCTGTGTAACCACCTTGATACATCAAGTTCATTGCAGCCATGGTTGGGCCCATAGCGCTTGTTGCTCCGCCACCTACTTGACGGTTAGCTTGGGTAATTGCTTGACGTGAGGACATGCCACTAAGGCCAGCGTAAGTATCTGCACCCATGCGCTGTGTAACAGCAGCCATAGTATTTGGGGCTACAGAAGCATATGTGCTTGCACCAAATGCAGCCAGTCCAATACCCATGCCGACTTTTTCAGCACGGGTAAACTCACCTAAACCAAGACGACCTGCACCAGGTCTTCCTGATGCCATTCTTCCTGTAGCGGCTTCAGTTTCTTTAATAGCTTTAGACCACTCGTCAACCATTGAGTCAACAAGTTTTTTAGCTTCTTTAAAGTACTTAATAAAGTTTTTAGGGAGGCCTTCGAAGTCAACGTCTTTGCTCATTGAAGCAAAGTCGCTGGATGGTCCATCTGAAGGTGCGTCAAAATTCTGACCTGTTGTACCAGATGCCATTTACATCACCGCCTTATCCTAGCTGAAACTCGGTTTAACCAGTTTATACGTTCTCTCATACTGAGATTACGTATTTCTTCTAACGTCCACCCTGGATAGTTTTGGGTTAATAAATCCTGCATATCCATGAGCAGTTCATATTCAATCTCGTTAGCGAAACAACTCCGCTAAAGTTAGCGGAAGCGGTACCTCCGTGCCGCAAGACTGACATGGGACTTTAATATCGCTGAGTTGTGGGCCGGGATTTCGGGTTGTGATTTCCTGTAAAATATCTCTACGGTCTTTTAAGCTCAGCTTTCTAACGTCATCTGCGTTAATAACTGGCATACCGTTAATCGATACAATACAGTTTTTCAGAAGAATTGTATCCAATTCTGCTGAGGTTTTGTTGGTAGACGTGACAATAGCTTTTTGAGTACTTCCGGTAGGAAGTGTTACCACTACGTCGCCAACCTTACATTTCACATGAAAAGTATGGTCCCCATCAAGTTTCTTGAGTGGAACATCCTTATTCAGGTCAATATCAAAAACTTGTTCAAAGTCACAACTTGGACATTTTCCTGGCCCTAATTTAACGTCTGTACCAAAAGTGGCTTTTCTAATAGCTAAAAGCAAAAGCTCACGGTCACCGGCATAAAGAGCATCTAAGACTTCCTTACTTGCTGGCTCGTCCCCAATGCTTACTGTTGCTCTTTCAAGAATTGTTAGCAGAGCCTTACCAGCATCATTGATCTTAGAGAGCATCTCTTCGTCAACGCCTGTTAGTTCTCTAACCTCTGCTGTAGAAATTAAACCATTGATAGGGTCTAGTAACCCACCCAACAGTTCTACTTCAGTATCGGGCGGTGGCGTAGTAGTTACTTGAGGAGAACTACTAGCCACCACCTGATCAGAAGTCATTGCTTTAGCAGCTAATTCATTTGCTAAAGCTGGGTTGTTTGCCGCATTTATAGTCGTATCAGTTGTCATGTTGTATACCTTTTCTTAGTTACTTAAGTTCTTTAGCTGTACCAGCTAGTTCGTAGCTTGTTGCATAAGCTACGTCAAAACCTTCATGCACTAGAGACATTTCTTCCACCATTAGGGTGTTAGCACCTGCGTCTAGATTGCTGTAAGAAAGTGATGAGATCCATGCGTTGTAGACCTTAAAACGCAATGAAGTGTGTTGATCC